GGTCCAGGGGGTCGCATGTTCAAATCGTGTCGTCCCGATTCTTTTATTAATGCGGGTGTAGTTCAATGGTAGAACTTCAGCCTTCCAAGCTGATAGCGTGGGTTCGATTCCCATCACCCGCTTCATTGTATTAAATGTAAAGCCCTTGGTTATCAAGGGCTTTTTTATTTGTCTTTTTTTAGATAAAGAAGATTTAGATAAGAACTTATGTTCGTTTTTGAGGCGTGCGAAAGATACTAATAATAAAAAGGATACACCTCTTCAGGAATATGGTTTCGTTGTAAAAACTGCTGTACGCATTCGTTGGGATCTAGGGAATCAGATGCAGTTAACAGATGTACGGCAAATCGATTGGCTTGTCGTTCGTATTTCCCTGCTTGAAAGAAAGAATGCTCATCGATGAAGAAGCGATTAATCCCTTTGTGAAGGCGATCATGACCTAATTCATGCGCACAGATAAACCGTTGCCATTCGGGTGACAGCTGATTATGTAAGATGATGAATCTGCGACGCAGGGTTCTATGATAAATGCCCCGCGTATGATTGCCTAGATCAGCATAACGAATGGAAATATTCATGTTGTGAGCAATAGCGAAAGGGTCATTGGTTTTGTGTTTACGAATAAGTTTGTTAACAAGTTCATCCATAGCATTCACCCTATCGTTAGTCTTTATTATTTTGTCGCTGTTCTTGACCCATTCTGCGTGCTTCTTTGTTCATATGCTTGGCCTCCCAGAACAATCCCGTGAGCACATCTTTAATTTTGCGTTTATCTTCCTCATTCAGTGGTATCCCATCAAACATCAATTCTCCATCATCCTCAAGAATTTTCTTGAAGTCTCTTTTGTCTTTAGAGGTTGCCCATTCAGGTATTGTAGTTTTCTCATCTGGTTGTTCTTCAATTAATAGAGAGAGATTAATATGAAGTGCGTTCGCTATTGATTTTAGAGTATCCACACTTGGATTATAACGATTTCGTTCGATATCTGCTAGATATGAGCGGGACAAGTTCGCTTGTTCTGCTAATTCAGCTTGTGTAAGTTTGTTTAATTTACGTTGTTCTTTGATTCGATCCCCGATATTCACCTTGTCCACTCCCTCATCCTTTGTCGGTATTGCCGACATGTGTATATTATTATAACCGCTTAAAGACGGTCATACAATACTCAATATTGACGTATATACACGTAATAATGTGATTAAAGACGTGAATTAACGACAAATAGGACGTTTTCAATTCATAATGGGCAAATTCAACGGAATATGAACTTTTACAAAATGTCGTGATTACCTTACATTATTTACATGAGGTAAGTATTGGGATTTACTATAAGTTTATTGAATTAGAGCATTTATACCATATGGATTGAGGGGGCTACATCATGAATGTTGTATTATCCGCAGTCACTAAACATGATAAACAAGCTACGAAAGCACTTTTGAGAGATTATCCTAAGATGTGCCAGATGGTTATGGGTCTGTCGCATAAACAAGAACTAACCATACAAGAGCAACAGGTGAGTACATCCTATAAGCACTTGGTTGAACACGTACTTCTGGCACACTCTCTTATATTAGATGACGAAGTGAAACGTATCATCGAACACCGATATTTCAAGTCACGTAGTTATGTGCTTACATCTATACAATTTCGAAGCATCATGAGTGAGCGAACCGTAGACCGTAGGATCGAGAAGGGTGTAAGCATGATCACGGAAAGTTTGAAACTATGGGGAGTTATCTAAAACAATGACGGTAAAGTGGCGGCAACGTGGCAGGGTTCTGGCGGAGGTTGCACGATATAGTAGGTTCATAGAGAGGAACACACTCTCGGGTGTATCTGCTACCCCTTATCGTTGCAGAACTCGGCTGTGCTGTGGGTCAGTTCATTGACCTTAGACGTGAATCGTCAAGGGTGCGGTGCGGGGGAGCGGAGGTAAGACCACTCTATGATTTATTCATCGAAGAAAGGAGGTTCCTATGCTTGCATTGGAGGATATTCGTACCATTATTATCGCGGGGTTATCTGCACATGTCGGTCAGGAAGTTGTTGTAACGAATGGAACGGGTGACAAGCCAGAAGGTGCATTAATCACCTGTGAATTCTCAGATGTGTTCCATAGTAGTCGGGGATTTCCAGTCGTCATGCAATTAGGAGATAAGCTTGTTAAGAGCGAGACGGTACATTTCACAATGACTTATCTTTCTTTCGATGATGACAAGGTCGTCCGATTACAGAATGCGTGGACAGCTCGTGATTGGTTTAAGTCAGGCGGACATGCTGAACTGAAAGAAAAGGTTAATGTGGTGGTAGCAAAAGTAGGATCAGTAACGAATCGAGATATTCAGAACGGTACGGTATGGGAGCGTCGACATGGATTTGACGTAGAGTTCCGAACCCTAGATATCTTGGAGTCAGATTTAGAATGGATTGAACAAACAAAAATTCAGAGGAGTTGAGGACTGTGTCAGTAAGAAGTGATGTAACTGTAACGATCGATATTCAGCGTCCGACACCTAAGCTTGGTTTTGGTAAACCAATGATTATTGGTGCAAGCGTAAGTGGGTTGGAGTATACAACGTATGCAGATTTAGAAGCGGTTAAGAAAGATTTTGCAGAGAATACAGAAGTGTACAAGGCGGCCTATGCGCTCCTGAATCAAGGAGATAACTCTCCCGCTGAAATTGCCATCATGCTTCATAAGACGGTTGGAGAAACACTAGAGGATTTGGTAGGTAAGGTATTTACGAAGGATTGGTATTTCCTTCTGTCTACAACTACAGCGATTGCTGACATTACAACCATTGCTGAAGCAGTGGAACAGAATGATACACGGATGTTTATTGCTCATAGTAGTGATAAAGCGAACCTTGCTACATTGAAGGCGAAGAAATTTACACGTACGGCCCTGTTCTATCATGAAGATGTATCTAATTATCCTGAGGCTGCATGGGTAGGTAGAGCAGCATCGGCATCTCCAGGGAGTCTGACGTGGAAGAACCTGACGCTACGAGGCATTGTTCCTGTAGATATGGATACAACGGAATTACTGAGTATTCACGATCTTGGTGCAAATACCTATGTCACTAAAGCAGGTGATGACGTTACAAGTGAAGGGAAGACCGTTAGTGGGGAATATATCGATATTATGCATTCCCAAGACTATATCACGCAAAGCATTGAACTTGCTGTACAGAAGCTGTTCAATCGACAAGATAAGGTTCGCTATGATAACACAGGGATTTCTCAGATTGAGGGCGAAGTGAAGACGGTTCTGAAGCGTGCGGATATGAATGGCATGATAGCTCGAGATGAGGATGGTTTACCACTCTATAGCACTACGTTTAAACCACGTTCTCAAGTGGATCCTGCTGATCGTGAGAAGCGGGAATACAATGACGGTTCATTCTCATTCGAATTGGCAGGAGCTATTCACAAAACTAAAATAAGCGGCGTAATTAAGCTGTAAGGAGAGATAGATATGGCAACAACTTATGATCCGATGGACCTGACGGTGACCATTGGTGGGATATATATTACTGGATTCTCAGAAGATATGGTGGAATTTGAGAAGGATGAAGATGCTCAGACAGCTAAGGTAGGTTCTCAGGGTGACGTAGTTATGACGAAAGTGAATAACCCATTAGGGACACTCACATTGACGTTATTTCCAACCAGTCCGCAGGTGGCATACCTAGACAAGCTAGCACGGACAGGCACACTTGTGCCAATCTCAATTATTTTCAATGGTGAACCTAAGGAGACTATTACAGTTACGCAAGCCTTTGTTAAAAAGCCAGCAACACGTACGTATGGTAATGAAGCAGAAGACCGCCAGTATGAAATTCAATGTCTTGACCATGTGGTCGAGTAAATTAAAGGAGACGATCATTCATGTTTAAACAGAAAAATTATACATCCAAAGCTTTGGAGAAGGAATATATGTTCCAGCATCCGGGAGTGCGTACCGTATCCAAAATTAAAGATGCTGCAATGAACAAGCACGGTGTTGTTCTTGAGGAACGTCTAGCCGAAGAAGTGCTAAAGCATGTTGTCGTTAATCCTAAATTAAAAATTGATGATTTCTCGAACTATAAAGAATATACCGAAGTCATCAATGCGGCCTACGCGTTCATCTCCGGACAAGACGAGGATGGTGACTCGGATGACCATCAGCAAGGCGGAAGCTCGCAGGAAAGCTAAAGAGAATTGGTTCATGTGGCGGCTTATGCTATCTGATATGAAGATTTCGTACAGTGATCTAGATAAGATGGACAATGACGATCTTGCAGAAGCCAATGCAGCCTTGGATATTTATATGGAGCATCAAAAAAAGGAAATGAATAAGAAATGAGTACCCTATTTGGGTGCTCTTTCTTTCATGTGAGGTGGTTTATTTGAGTGAAGGAATCATCGGTAATATTAAGTATGTGATAGACATCAAAGTTTCTAATTTAGATGAAGCAGAAAAGAAGACAAGTAAGTTAATGAAGATGGTAGATAAATTTAATGTAGCGGCCAAAGGTATGGTAATACCCAAAGTAATATCAATAGGTCAGCAGGCGATAACAGCAGCAAGTGAGTACACAGAAGCTATGACTAAGATTCAACAAGCTACTGGTGCTACCAATGCGCAGATGAATGCTACCGAGGCTGTTGCTACTAATTTGTACAAAGAAAATTTCGGGAAGTCGTGGGAAGACTTAGGGAGCGCTATATCAACAACAATGCAGATCACGAACCAGACCGGGGATGATCTCCAGAATACGACTAAGAATGCTTTGCTGTTAAGAGATGCATTTGGTTATGAAATTAAAGATTCCGTTAAGGCCGCAGATACGATGATGCAAACTTTCGGAGTAACTTCAGAGCAATCCATGGGACTGTTAGCACAAGGAGCGCAAAGTGGACTGGATAGGTCAGGGAAACTCGTGGAGACGGCTAATCAATACTCTAAGCCATTTCAGGAATTAGGATTCACTGCAAACGAAATGTTCGATACTTTAGCCGCTGGGTCGAATGATGGTGCAGTTAGTCTAGATACAGTGGGTGCTGCTATTGGACAATTCAGCATGCTTTCTACAAATGGATCTGACGCAACGAGAAAGGCATTCGAGTCTTTAGGATTGAATGCAGATCAAATGATCGGTACCTTTACTGCTGGTGGACCTCAGGCTAAGGAGTCGTTCTCAGGAATTATGCAGATGCTCTCTCAGATTGAAGATCCTATGAAACGTAACTCAATAGGTGTAGCTCTTATGGGAGATCAATTTAAGTCTTTGGATGCGCCTATTATTGCTGCTATGGGATCAGCTAGAAGTCAATTTGACATGACGAAAGATACCATGGATCAGATGAATCAGACCAATTTTGATTCACCTGGCGAAGCACTTCAAGGTATGGGAAGGCAGATAGAGACAGGAGTCTTAATTCCTCTTGGAATGATGCTTTTACCATTACTACAGGCTGCTTCTGATATGGTAGGTTTTTTCATCAAACATATTGACGTGTTGGGTCCAGCTTTAGCGGGGATTGCGGTGGTAATTTTAGGTGCTGTGGTTCCAGCTGTATGGGCAATGGCGGCCCCCTTCCTACCGATTATTGCAGTTGCATTACTCGTAGGTGCAGCAATAGCCGCGATTATTCTGGTTTTTAAAAATTGGGGGACAATCGTACCCTGGATAGGTGAAAAGCTAACGGGACTTATGGGTTTTTTAAGGACTTGGGGATTAAGTTTATTGATGATTTTTGGTGCGCCTATTATTTCTGCAGTAGCCTTTGTAATAAGTTATTGGGATCAATTATCAATAACTACTATGGCAATATTTAATGGAATTAGCAATGTTTTTACGGCTTTTTGGAATACTATTATTCTTATTGTAACTACAGTTGGGAAAATTGTTTTTGCACTTATTACAGATAATTTCACTCAGATATCAGGAGTGTTTGTTGAGTTTCAAGCAGGCTTCTCTCAAATTATTTCTAATATGAAAGATGGGTTAATTAATAACTTTAAAACGGGTGCTAACGCGGTTATTGGCATACTTAATGATATGATCGCAAAAGTTAACAGTGCACTTAGCTTCAAGTTACCAGAATTGTTAGGTGGATATGAGGTTAAAGTTAACATCCCAACTATTCCGACCTTTCCTACTGACTCTAAAATCTCAGCATCTCCAGCTGCTCGCCACGTAGGAAGAGTAGGCGGTCCTGCTATTGATCAAAGTCTAGCGGTAGGACTAGATTATGTTCCTTTCGATGGTTTCATTGCTGAACTCCACAAAGGTGAAAGAGTCATGACGGCTGCAGAGAACAAAGCCTATTCATCCGCAGATCCAGCAAGAAGCTATCCAGCTAGAGTAGCATCAAGTAATGGTGGAGTGTCTATTAATGTTACAGTCCCTGTCACTGTGGAAGGTGGCTCAGGTACGCTACCAAGTGCACAGAATATGGGCGTTGTTGTTGCCCAAGAAGTTCAAAAAATACTGGAAAGTGTACTACGGCGTAACGGATTGGGGGCGATAGGATAATGGCATTACTCAATGGTCATTACATTCTAGTAGAGGATGAGAGCCCGAGTTATGAAGTAGAAATCACGGATCAGCCCGTGGATAGGGATATCGATCTTAGCGACCATGTTCAGCGTAAAGCAAGGACCCTTTCGATTAGCGGCGTTATTGTTGGTGATCATGCTGTCAGTATAAGGGCGATGATTGTGAAGGCTCAGGATCAAGGAGAGATCGTTCAATTTTCGGGTCGAACCACTTTTAGAGGATTAATCTCTGGGTTCTCTCCTAAGCATGATCATACAATAATGGAGGGTTTCTCGTTTACCTTGAGCATGAAGGAGGTCCGGATTGCCGGATCATCTTATGTTAAGGTTCCTCTTCCTGCACCCATTAAAGCACAAGTCGCCAAGGCTGCGAACGCTGGAGTTAAGCAACCTCTTAGCAAAAAGAATAGTACGACGAAGGAGAATAATAGTAACTCGAATACGGTGAAGACGCCTCCCAAGAAGACGATAACGCCAAAGGTGCCGAAATCCACATATAAGAGAGGAACTCCGTGGCAAATGCCGATGTAGGGGAGGGTGAGTAAGAATGAATTATATTGATATTGAAAAGAATCTTATTCCGTATCGGTTTGATGTTTCACTTGCAGATGAGATGTTTACCTTCGAAGTGAATTACAACGAGGATTATGATTTCTTTACAGTCAATTTAGAACGAGATGGAGAAATATTAGTTGTAGGAGAGAAGCTTATCTATGCGATGCCTCTCTTTTATGATGTCATGGATCATCGGTTCCCTAAAATCTTGATCATCCCATACGATGAATCTGAGAACAGTATAGATGTGACCTGGGAAACACTCTCTGAGAGTGTTTTTTTATATGTCATTGACAATGGGGAGGATACGGATGGTTAACTTTGGACGTGTGGCAGAAATGATCGTCGCCAATCGTAAATTCAGCATGGATGATTTTGCAATGGAAGCTACGATTCCTTTTGATAATGATAGTTTGCCCAATGAGAGTGAGATTAAGATTTGGAACTTATCGGACAAGACGCTGAACAACATCAAGTGTGATGCCATCTTGCAAATGAATGGTGGATATCGTGGAGACGTAGGTCTTATGCTTCAGGGCTATATCTCAAAAGTAGAGACACAATGGGATGGTGTTAATAAGGTGACATCTATCTTTGTGTTAGACAGTGAGGATAAGAATTACGCTAAGAAAGAAGTGAAGGAGACCACATTTGCTAAGAATACATCGGCTAGCTATATCATCAAGCAAATGGCAGCAATTATAAAGCTACCCATAGCTCAAATGGACTTGAATGTGGACTATCAGTATAAAGAGGGTTACACAGCCAAGGGGGTTGTCATTGAGATCCTTGCAAAGGTCGCGAAAGATTGTGGCACATCGGCTTTTATTAACAAAGGAAAACTCTACGTGCGAGGTTTACGTCGTGTAGGGGACACGGTGTTTCGATTATCCAAAGGGACGGGCCTAATTGGGAAGCCAGAACGATTTGAAGAGGGTGGATTCAAAGGATATAATCTCAAATCACAACTACAGCATCGTATTACAACCGCGTCTGTTGTTGATCTGGTAACACCACAATTTGAAGGCCGCTTATATGTTCGGAGTGGTAAGCATCATATGAGTCGCACAGGGGATTTCACTACGGAAATGGAGGCGATCCTGTGAAAAATGACCCTGCTTCAACATTGTCCCAAGTGATTGCTCAGATGATGGTTCATCAATTGAGTGCAGTTCATGTGGGTTTCCCATGTCGCGTCATTTCATTTGATGAAGCCACATGTAAGGCTGATGTGCAGCCTTTGGTCCGAACGTCAGATGGTGATCCTGCTATGATTCAGGGCGTACCCACGCTTGGACATCGATTCAAAGTGAATGAGATAGAACAAGTCTATAGGCCGTCTCTTAAATCTGGGGATACGGTATATGTTGTGTGTGCTGATCGGGAAATTAAGAATGCTCTAAAGGGGCAGGTGGCATCTGCAGATACAGAAAGAAGACATGACGTGAATGACGCAGTTATTGTGGGGGTGTTTGCATGCAGTCTTTAAAGTTGAGTGAGACCGGAGATATTCTAATGAGTGCCTCGGGTAATTTAGTGATGGTGGAAGGTACAGAGGAGATCGCTCAATGCTGTCACATCGGAATTGGAACGAATAAAGGCGAGTGGTTTTTGAATCCGGACATGGGGATTACCTTCTCTAAATTTCTGGGGAAACAGATAAATGAGGAAGAGATGCGTGAAGAATTGACACAAGGACTGATGCAGGAAGAACGAATTCAGTCAGTGGATTTAATCAACTTCACAGCTGAGAAGAATTCCCGGACACTACTGGTAACATTTGATGCTACAAGTACAGAGGGAGAACGGATACAAGCGAAAGAGGTGAGTATTGGTGCTGGATAGAACAGGATTTAAGCGCAGACGGTTTGATGACCTTTTTGCAG